CAGCCTTGCGCTTGCCTTTGTCCTCAAATGGGTCAAATGGCAAACCAAAGTATTTGGCTACTGCCCACTCACTACCAATTGACTCTGCTAACTCTGCCAAATAGGTCATAAATGATGTTTCGTTGTAGTGACCTTTTGACTCTAGCAAGTCGCCTTTGTCGCTGGTGATCTTGACAGCTGCAACCATGCACACGCACATTTCATTTGCTGTGAGTTTGATTTTCAACCGACATACTCCAAACCCAATTGCATCTCAGCATCACAATTTCCGCAAGTAAACCAATAGGTGTGTGGTTTGCATTTGCCTGTGTGATCTAATCCGCCTTTAACGTAAATTGTCCAAGCTGTTTTGTTTTTGCAGCTGCACACTATGTTGATTTTGTTATTTTTCATCTGCAACCACCGCAAAACCAAATGATTTTCTCGTGCTTGTCATAGCCTTTTTGATAGCCAAATGAATCAAACTTTGTAATCTGTGAGCATTTGTCACACTGCTCTACTTTGTACTCAGCGATTACCTCGCCATTGCAAAGCAGCTTGCACGTCATTGTTTTGACGTCGATCATCTCCATGTAGTCACTCATGGCAGACGCACGACCCATTGCCCTGTGCTGCCTAGCTGATACCAAACAGGCTCACACTGATTTGCTTTGGCTTTCTCGGTGCAAAAATAGCCGCCCCAAGCTTTACCAGTTTTGGCTGACTCGCCTGTTTTCCAGACGCGTGTGCCATGCTCGCAACGTGGCTTTTCCTCGATTAGTTGACCGCCCAATTGGTTTGCGATCTCGTCAATTGATGAACCAAGCGACGGTATGCCAGATTGCTCAGCTTCTCCTGCTGTGGCGTAACTAGGCACGTCACCGTGCTTTGTTGTCCAATAGTCATAATCTGCCTTGACATCAGCTGTGGCGACCTTTGTTGATAGCTTCTCGACCTGTTCCATTGTTTCGCGGGTTGCCTTTTCCGTGCCACCCATGACCAACGCCATGACACGCATCAAAGCTGAAGTCGTCGTGTCCTCCACAAACCAGCGTTTCATGTTTGGGTTGTAGGCTGCAACAAAGCCGTAAGCGTAATCAATGCCTGCTGGCTCAATTTCTGTTTGGTTACGGTAAGCCTTAGCCTGTACGAGTATGTAGCCTTTCTCAGCGTTAAATTCAATAACGTGAGCTTCTAAGCGACCTTTTGGGTATGTTGCGTTCCAACGCTCTGTGCGCTCTTTGTTGCCTTCATAGTTATCAAGAAATGCCATTAGTCAGCCACCTTGTTTGACATGTGACGGCTAATCGCCTTACGACGTGCCATGCCTTCGCGCTTGCCTTCCTTAAAGCCTTTGGCATAACCAGCTGCACCGCCAAGCACCATAAGAAAGATTACGCCAACCAAACGACCCAAAGTCGCTGGGTCTAATAGATCAAGTACCATTTAGAATTCTCCCGATTTCTAGGCGGTAAGTGTTACCACCTGAACTCAGGGTGACGCATGATCGGCGCGCGGTCAAGAACCTTGCATGTTTGTCGGCGTGTCCTGTGGCTTTGGCTTGGATTTGAGTCCATTGCCAGCCAGCACACCGCCTAGCGAACCTGTAAGAAAGATCGCAAGTGTTTTAAGCAAGTCAATAAATGCAGCGTCATTGGGTGCTTGTGCCCCAATTGGCTGTGTAACAAAGATCAGTGCATAGGTAATGCCAACGGTAACAATCAAAAACACCGCAGCTAGTGTTGCCCCAATAATCAAAATGAGCTGTGCGTGTATTTCCTCTGGTGATTTGCGACGTGCTGGCTTATCCTGTTTTAATGCCAAGTAGGTCGTCAGTGCATGTTCCAGTTGGGAGACATTGCGGTTTCCGACACTCTGGTTTTGACCAGTTTGCGTATTCTTGGCACTCATAGCGTACCCAGCCGTCATACCCACAAGCGGTCAGGATTAGTGCAAGTGCCCAAACTAACCCTGCCGCCGTGAGTTTCTGGCTACTTCCCCAAGTTGCCAAAACTTTTGTCTTGTGGATTTAACCAGCGCAAAATGACTGGTGCAACAGCTGCAACGCCTGCCATTGCTAGTGTCTTTGGGTCAGTAACACCAGCCATGTATAAGGCAAGTGCTGCTGCCATAAATGATCGCGCCCATGAGGCTGCTACGGCTTTTGCTTGTTCCATTTTTTGCTCTCCTTTTTGACTGCGGCTGCTTTTGCAGCTGGTGCATCTACCTTTGGAAATTCGCCCTTGTATGGCACAAACTTAGGTATGCCAAAACCGACGATCTCTTTGCCTTCTCCGTAAGCTCTGACCTTGACCATGACCATGCCACCATTGCGTTGATCGCCTGTGCCGCTCGTGTTGCCCTCGATCGTCAAACAAGTTTTTGTATCAATAAGTCCGACAACAATGCCAATGTGTGAAATGCGATCAACGCCGTCATGAGGAAAGTCCATGAAAGCCAAATAGCCAAGCTGAGGCATAGTTGACCAGCGTTGCATTTCCTTAAATTTATGTGCACCTGCTGCTGTGCTGACCACGTTTGGAATTTTGACGCCAGTCTGTGCAGCGCACCAATTGACAAAACTTCCGCACCAAGGCAAACCGTCTGCCTTCATAAATTTGCCGTACTTCGTGAGGTTGTCGCCTTCCTCAATTGTGCCGACCTCAGCTGCTGCGACCTCGATCAGTCGGGCATTTGTGCCGTCAGGATAGTTACTCATCAGCCGTCACAATTGGTGTGGATTGTTCCGCTTGTCGGCGGTCGTATTCTGCCTTTGTCATTGAGGTGAATTCTCCGTTGCCGTGGTCAATAATTGCGTGTTCTACGACATCGCCAGTCATTGCATCTGTAATTTCAATAAAGGTTACATTGTCCATTTTATAACTCCGCACTTAATGCAATATATGCTGCCGTTGAATTGTTTGCTGAAATTGCATACATTCTAAATTGGGTTGCACCAGTTAAGGTAATGTCCAAAACTGGTTGATATGCTGTTGCTACTGCCGATACTGTCACGGCTGAAATTGTTGTAAGCGCATTAGTGCCATCCACAACCCGAATTGTTGAATAACTTACTGATGATGGTTTAATTCTCATTGATACGGGTGTAGTAATTGCAAATTGAAGTGCAGTAGCAGATGAACCAACACCTGAAAATGATGTTAAATTTCCAAAGGCTGAACTACTATCTGCATTGCTTTGCCAGTAGTACCTCTGGCAAGCGGCTAATTCTCCTTGAAGTGTTCCTGTTGCAGTTTGGAAAGCGGTAGCGACTGAACCTGCCTCCATCTGTACTCCCCAGATATTAAAAGTGTTTGACTGAATACCAAGCGAACCTGTACGAGCGTTGAAATTAGAACCAGCAGAAACAATTATACCTAATAACAAATACGAGTTGTTGTTTGTTCCTAATGTTTTACCGCTAATTGAAGGAACTGAAATTGTGTAACTATAACGAACCCAAGATGTAGTTATCGCTTGCTTAGCAGGTGAGGCAATTAAAGTATTTACTGTAGCACTAGGACTTCCACCTGTGCCAAAGTTTTGCTGAAGTTCTACTGCAATACTTGGCGTTCCTGAACCTGCCTGTGCCCAAAAAGATACAGTTACAGTTTGACCTGCAAGCGTTCTTACATCTTCAATCCTTTGATCTATACGAGCAAGAGCAGTTGTAAGAGTTTGACCGCTAGTAACCATCCGTAAATAATTCTTTGCTTCGTAACCTGCAACAGGCGCAGCCCCAGCGGTAAAAGTTTCCACAGAAAATGTGCAAGTGCCGTCCGATTGTGTATTCAAAAATCTATCTACTAAAAAAACATCTGAGACAGTTGTAGTCTGACTTCCCGATCTTTGCCATACAGTCATATCACCATTGATAATTTTATTTTTGCCAGCAGCAAAATTTGCGGTATAGCGCAAGCCTGTTGAAGTGGAAGAATCTGCTACAAGTGTTTCGCCATTTGCACCGACTGCAAGGCGCGCTGGTGTGTCGTTTGCACTAGCTGCGATTAGATCGCCCTTAGCGTCCACAATTGAGTTTTGGATCGCGTTGGCATCATCTGATGTGACCCACTTAAAGTCCATGTCGGTGTTGCTATTTTTGGCTAACACTTGATCGGTTGTGCCGCCTTTAAGATCAGCTAGTGATGTGTCAACAGCTTGTCCAAATACCTCAAAGTCAGCTGGTAAATCCGTGACCAAATCACTTGATGTGGGCATTTGCCAGTTAAAATTGCTAGTCGGGTTTGCCATGTCGTTCTCCTTATCAGACCACTATTGTCGCACGCGCCCAGTCGAGTGTTGGCGACACGCCCGACCAAGTAAATGCAGCTGAGATTTCGTCCCATTGCAAAGCCTGCAATGAGTAAGCCACTGGTGAAATGTTAAGAGTGATCGAGAGTTGGTTGTACGACGCCTGAAATGACCAGCCCTCAACAAAGCCCTGAAAGATACCGCCCATGTTTGCTGGTAGGTCATTGATTGCCAATGCCTCACCCATAAACACGCCAATGAGGTTGTCACGGTCGCTGTCGTCTAGCTCTGGGTTTGTCAGGTCAAACGTGATCTCACTAAAGATTGCTTGCGGTGTTTTGCGCAATGCAAGGTAAAAATTGGCTTGCTGGGTTGCATCAGCTGAGTTGTGCAAGGTTGTCGAAATGATTTGAGACAACGTGCCGTATTGCAAAATCGAGTCCGCGTCGCTGGCACTTTGCTCTGCACTGCTGGTTGCACCGTATTGGATAGTCAGGTTATTGCGTACGTCGCCTGCCCTTGTTTCAACGCGCAAACCAGCTGCGCGTGCTTGGTTGGCTGTTAATTGCACATAGCCATTGTTTGACAGGTACAAACTTCGGTGTGTACTGCTGGCATAGCTGATGCGTCCAAATGCGTCCTCGTAAATGTAGCCAAGACCTGACGTTGCAAGCTTTGATACCAAAGAATAAACGTCTGTGCGCTCACTAGACCTAGCAGCTAACTCATAATCACCAGGGCGGTCGATCTCACCCAGCCCAACGTTTTCTGCTGTTGCCCATGTTGTTGTTGGGTCATAATCTGCCCACGTTTCAGCTGCTGGGACTTCTGCCCAAGTGTTAAGCAATAAGTCTGACAAAATTTCCCAGATTTGATCGCCGTCAAAATCTTTAGACAGCACGCCATTTGTCAACGCCTTTGGCAAACGAGACAACGCGCCAAGTGCTGTGATGCTGTATGTCTGGGTGAACATTGTGCTGCCTACGTCGCGCACCTCAACGGCAATGTCAACAACCGTGCCACCAAAAATCGGTACGTATGTGCTTGATGTGTCCTGCACTTGCACTGAAATGGTGCTGTTGATGCTGACAGGTATGGTCGCCTGATTAACGTCTAGCAGCTGCAAATTGACATAACCTGCTTGAGCTTGCTCGTAAATGTTTGTTCGACCTGATCTAATTGTTAGGTTAGCCAATACCGCGTCCGTGTAAGAAACGCCGTCGATCTCTACCAGCCAAACTGGCGTCCATTGCGTCATGTTAAATTGCCACCAAGTTGGTCGCGCCGCCTGTTCCGCGATAGTAGCTGTTGTTTAATGTGTCAACGATTGTGCGTGCTGTGCCTTCCTTATCAAACGCCCCAGTCACGGTCAGGTTGATTGTTGTGCCCATTGTTGCTGCTTCAGCTTTTCTAAAACTGCCAACGTCAAATGAACCAATGCCGCCAGTCGTCGCAGCGGCAGCGGTTGCAGCCACTTTTGCAGCTGTTGAAACACCGCCACCGCTTGACGTGGTCGTTGCGCCACCGCCTGACGGTGCTGAAATCTTAGGTATTGTCGTCGTCGTCGTTGTGCCTGTTGGTGTCTTAATTGTAGGCACACTGACCGTCGGTGTTGAAATCTTGCTGACATTTGGTAAAAACGGTATTGCGTTATAGGCAGAAATTAAAGCATTGATACCTGCAACCGCACCTGAGATCAAGCCGTTAAGAATTTTGACCACGCCAGCAATGACGTCAATAACACCGCCTGCGATTTTGCCTGCTACCTGTAACGCACCGCCCAAAACTGTGCCTATGACTGGTGCTACATAGGTTGCGATCAATGCGCCAAATTCCTTGAAAGTGTCAAGGTTGTCACCGATTGCATCTCGAACATACCCAAACGCTTTAATCATGCCATTGATGATTGGCGTAAATACGCTAGTGATGATGTTGCCAAGTGTTGTAATGACACCGCCAAGACCATTGCCGTTAAGGCTAAAAGCACCGCTAAATGCGTTGATGATTGGCAAAGCATTGTTATTGATAAAACCCATAAGCTTTTCAAGAATTGGCAACAGCGCAAAACCAATTGTTTCTTTAGCCTCATCAAATGCAATTTGCATGCGAGCAATGCGCCCTGCGTAAGTGTCAGCGTTACGAGCTGCTGCACCGCCAAACAGGTCTGACAATTTGCCTTGCACCTGTGTGAAATTCATAGTCTTTAATTCAGCAGCTGATAAGCCAATGCCTAGTTTGCCCAGTGATGCTGTATTGCCGTCATAAGCCTTGCCCAAAGCATTTGCAACGCTTTCCAGCGGTTTGCCTGTGGCTGCGCTTATGTCTAAAGCTGTTGCAAGTAATTGCTGTGCCTTCTCAGTATCTGAGGTTGATCTAACCAACCGTCCTAAAGCTGGGCGCAGCTCATCATCTGCCACACCAGTTGCCAAAGACATTTGCAAGATTGATTGCTCAGTGGCAGCAATTTGTGCCTTTGTAGCCCCTGTGGCGTTTTCTAAGGCGACAGCAAGCTGCGTCTGTGCCTTCTCGTCCTCGATTGCCGCCTTGACGCCTTCAACGCCGATCTTGATTGCATAAGCACCAGCGGCAGCGGCAGCTGCTGCAAAAGCTGCGCCAACCATTTTGCCAACCTTGCCCATTTTGTCGCCAAAAGTGTCAACATCTTTGCTGGCAGCCTTAAGCGATTTGTTGAGGTTGTCAACGTCTCCAAGTATGGAGAGTTTGAGGGTACGACTTAGACCAGCCATTATGCGTACCTCTTAACTATTTTTCCAAAAGCTTCTTCCCATTTTTTTACAATGTCTGGTTGCACTGATCTCAGTGTTGGGTAAATGAACCAACCGCGTGAACCTCCACGGCTTTCTTTGCCTGACCATACTGGGAACTGCTTGTATTTGTTTGACCCAAACTCATACCCGCCCCAAACCTGCTGAGTCGTACCGCCACCGCTCAATTTTTGACGTGCAAAGCCGTAGCCGATCTCACCAATTTTGGAGGATTTGCGCACTGATGCGCCCTCAGCAATTATCTTTGATGCGCGGTTGTTGCGCTGACCAGCTGTGGCAATAACTTTTTGCTTAACAAATTCTGCAAGCTCTGAGGTGACTTCTTTGGCTTGGTCTGTTGCTTCCTCGTCCATAGCCTTGAAAGATCGAACAATGGCGCGCAGCTCAGCCTTGTCATAGCTGATTGCATCTTTAGCCATTTGCTCGCCTTTCCAAAATCTCAATGACGGTAAGTATGTCCTCGGCTGTCTCAAAAACATCTGGGTGTAGCCCTGTTGCCAGAGCTACCTCCCAAACTATTCTGCTAAGGCTTCCGACGGCGTAGCTTTTGGGTTTGCCTCACCTACGATTACCTCAGCAATACCTTCTGTCCAAATGTCGATCGGCTTAACAGGCTTTCCAGCTGCTTCACGCTTCATGGCGTGATAGGCAAGAAATACCAAATCGGAAATACCGATCTTTTCCTGTGCCTGTGCAATTGTGTGACCTGTGTGCTTCTCCCATTTGACCCACTCAGGCGGTGCAGCTGTGTAAGTAATCTGATCGCCGTTTATGTATTCAATTGTGATTGGTAGTTTCATTTTGTCTCCCGATTGTTAGTGATTAGAAGGTTTCGCTTGGTGTTCCCACCACAACAAATGATAGGTCAACGGTTTGTGCATCTGGTGCTGCACCGCCGA